TGCTATCCGGGGCAGCGGCGGTCGAGTTGACGGCTGTCCCCGTTCCGGGGTTCGGCCTGATCAAGGTCAAACCGCTGTCCCGGGCCCAGGCGATGAGCGTCTATAACCGCGATCTCGACGCGGCCGAGATGGAACAGGTGCTCGTGTCCTATGCCGCGGTCGAGCCGACGTTCACCCGCAAGGAAGTGGCCCGCTGGCAGGAGATCGACACGGCGGGCGGCGCCCTGTCCAAGCTCGTGCACGTGATCATGGAGATCTCCGGAATGGAGATCGGGGCGGGTAAGGCGGCATACAAACGATTTCGAGGCGCGGCCGGATGAGGAGTTCGCCTATTTCCTGGCCAAGGAACTAGGGATGACCGTGGCAGATCTCCTCACGCGAATGAGTAATAAGGAGTTCGTCGAGTGGACGATCTACTACGGCCGCCGCGCACAGGAGGCGCAGCTCGCCCGGGGTGGGTGATCCCCCGTGGTGCGTGATCGCGACATCGACGTCGAGGTCGACGGCATCCCGCACGTGTTGGCCTGCCTCGCGGCGCTCGATCACACCGTCGACGACCGGGCCGACGAGGTGATCAAGGACTCGGCGGAGACGGTGGCCAGCCGGACCCGGGCCCTGATGCCGGTCGGCCCGGTGCCGCACGGGCACGCGCGTAGCTCCGTCGAGGTCGTGCGCACCGAGGGCCTGGCGGCCACGGTGAGCGAGGGCTCGGCCCGGTTCCCCTACGTCGGATGGCTGGAGTTCGGCGGCCACGTCGGGCGGCGGCACGCGGTGGCCCGGCAGTGGATCCCGCGCGGCCGGTACCTGTTCCCCTCGCTGTCCACGGTCCGGCCGGGACTGACGCCACAGATGCACGAGGCCATGCGCCGGGCAGCCCGCGAGGCGGGCTGGGATCCGGATGGCTGAGCCATGGCACTGACCGGCGGACCCACCGTCACGCTGCGGTTCAAGGGCGACGCGGACGATCTGCACCGGACCGTGGACGGTGTCCGCGCCGCGGTGGCCGGGCTGGCGACCGCGGGCGTCGGGCTGGCCGGGACGGTCGGCGTGGTCGGCGCCCTCGGTGCCGCCGCATCGGCCACGGTGGTCGCGGTGGCGGCGCTCCCGGCGGCCTTCCTCGGGATCGGTATCGCGGCGGCGGCCCAGACCGAGCAGGTCAAGACGCGGTTCACCGCGATGAAAGATCATGTCGTCGCGGAAGTGACGCGGCTGGCCGCCCCGATCCAGGCCGAGCTACTGCACACCGCGGACTCGGTAGAAGCCGCGTTCAACCGGATCGCCCCCTCGCTCGGCCGGATCTTCGAGATGACCGCGCCGCATCTCAAGATCTTTACCGACGGGGTGACCTCGCTCGTCGAGCGGGCGATGCCCGGGTTCGAGACGGCCATCGCGAACGCCACCCCGCTGGTCGGGGCGTTTGCTCGCGGGCTCGATTATCTCGGGACCGGTATCGGCAATTTCTTCGCGGAATTGTCCTACGGGACTCCCGGCGCGGTTAAGGGCATGGACGCGCTGTTTAAGCTCACCCGGGATTTGCTGGTCTACCTAGGCCATTTAGTGGGCCAACTCGCGAACTCCCTCGGCCCGGCGTTCGCGGCCCTGGAGCCGTCGATCATGGTGGTTGTGCGGGCCCTCGGGGAGGGCCTGCTCTCGATCGTGCAGACGCTCGCGCCCTACGTCGGCACGCTGGGCCGCTCGATCGCGGAGTTCCTCACTGCCGCCCTGGACGCGGCCATCCCGGTGGTCAACGCGATCCTGCCCCTGCTGGCCGAGTTCGGCGGCATGCTCATGGACTCGGTCACCCCGATCCTGCGCGAGCTGGGCCCGGTGCTGGCCGAGGTCGTGCGGGAGCTGGCCGACGGGCTGCGCCCGGTGATCCCGGTGGTGGCCGCTGCCTTCCGCGAGATGACCCCGACGATCTTGGAGATCGCGCGCGACGCGGGCCCACTTCTCGCCGAGATCATCCGGGTGCTGGCCCCGCTGTTCCTGGAGCTGGTGAGCGGTGCCCTGGACTTGACCAACGCGCTGCTACCGGTCATCCCGCCCTTGCTGGAGATGGCGAACAACGCGATGCCGCTGGTGGCCGGGGTGATCAAGGACGTGCTGATCCCGGTGATCAAGTGGCTGGTGACCGAGTTCGTCGGCCTGATCGACTACGGGGTCAAGATCGCGGAGTCGTTCGCGGACCTGTCGGTGCGCTGGCGGACCTACTGGGACGAGATCAAGGCGGCGTTCGCGGACGCGGACGCCAAGATCCGCGCGGGCATCGAGGGGTTCGCCTCGCTCGGCGAGACCGCCCGGCGGCACTGGGATGCGATGTACCAGGCGATCAAGGGCAAGATCGAGGAGATCGTCGCCTGGGCGGCCGACTTCCCGAGGCGGATCATCGACGCGATCATGGCCTACGTCCAGCGGTTCTACGACGCGGGCGCAAGCCTGATCCAGGGGTTCGCGGACGGCATCGCGTCCAAGGCCGAGACGGCGAAAGAGGCGGGCATCGTCACGGTGCAGGGTGTCGATGCGGTGTTCCCGCAGTCGCCTCCGCCGGAGGGCCCGTTCGCGGGCTCGGGCTGGACCTACTACCGCGGTCAGTCGCTCATCGACGGGTTCGTCGAGGGCGTCCGGGCGGCGGCCCCGCAGCTCTACGCGCAGATCACCAGCGTGGTCGGCCAGGCGCAGGGGCTCATGGCCGCGGTGGGCGAGGTCGCGCAGCGGGTCATGTCCGGCGGGCAGATCTTCGAAGACTTCTCCTACCAGGGGATGAGCGCCAACCTGGCCCGGTACAACGACATGATCAGCAAGGCGGTGCAGGGGGCCAAGGTCAACTGGGACCCGCGCACGGGCTCGGGCTCGGCCAGCATGGGCGGGCTGGAGCTGAAAGTCGCCCCCGGCGCTGACAGCGCGCTGTCATCGATGCTGATGAACCTGGTACGGACCGGTCAACTCCAGCTCGCGAGGGCCTGACCGATGCCTCTTGCTGCGACCTACCGGGGCCGGGTGGACGGGGCGGTCGGCGCGTCGAGCGTGGTCTCCGGGCCCATCCCGGTCACCACCGGTGAGGCGTTCGTCATCGCGGTGTTCGCGGACTCGCTCTACGAGGACACCACGGCCGTGGTCACCGCGACCGGCATGGGCATTAACTGGCCGATGACGAACACGTTTATGGGCAATGTCGACGACGGTGCATTCGTCGGCATCTATGCCGCCATTCCGTGTCCCTTTACCGGGACGACCACGGTCACGGTGACCACGGCCGGATCCCCCTCGGCCTATCGGCGCCCGTCGTTCATGATGTGGTCGGTCACCGGTTACGACCCGGCCGATCCGGTGTTCGCCCGTACCACGGTCGACACGTTCGGCTATCCGACGATCAACACGACGCTGCGGTCCACCCCGGGCACCCCGAACCGCTCGATCGCGATCATCGCGGGCACCGACGCGATGGCCCGCGGGGCGGCGTACATCTCGGGCTCGGGTATCAATCCGGGGTACGGGTTCGACCAGCCCGCGGCGGCCGGGCAGCGCAAGATCTCGTACTTCTCGACGGCCGCGGTGTGGACCGCCCGCGACGCCAATCAGTCGCTCACCATCGAGCCACCCGGGACGTTCTCGGTCTACCCGCTGGCGGTGATGGAGTTCCGCGAGGCGCCCACGGCGCCGATCGTGGACGCGGGCACCGATCGCACCGTCGAGCGCACCAAGGGCGTGATCCGGACCGCCGGGGAGACCAGCGACGGCGGTAAGCCGATCACGGCCCGGCAGTGGCGGCTCATGTCCGGGCCGGGCGGCTCGGGCGCGCCGGTCGACCTGGCCGCGTACGGCGGTGATCCGAAACGCTGCGCGCTGCCGAGTGCGGTCGCGGGCGCGCACGTCATCCGCTACACCGCGACCAACTCCGTCGGGCCGGGCTACGACGAGGCGACGATCACGGTCACCCCGCTGCGGCCGACCGTCGAGGCGGGGCCGGACCTGACCCAACCGCTCGGCGTGGTCACCCGCACGGCCACCGAGACGGCCGGGGACTCGGCCATCACCTCGCGGCGCTGGTACGTCGTCGAGGGGCCCTCGGCGGTCGGCACGACGATCGGCAGCGCGGCGGCGCTGAGCTGGACACCGCCGAGCCTGGGCCGGTGGGTGCTGGGCTACACCGCGACGTCGAGCGCGGGCACATCCGACCCGGACACGTTCACGCTCACCGCGGGCGTGTCCGGTGTCCCCCTCAAGATCGGCCGCACGCCCGTGCCGAAATTCGCGGTCGCGCTGGCGTTCGGCGGGAACCTGACCGACCCGGACGGCTCGGACTGGGTGTTCACCGAGGTGACCACGGACGTCCGGCTCGATACCGGGGTGCACCTGCGGCACGGGCGCAGCGATGAGGCCAGCGCGAGCCAACCGGCGGCGCTGGCGCTCACGCTCAACAACCGGCACGGCCGCTACAGCCTGGGAGGGCTATCTCCGCACTGGCCCAACGTCCGGCAGGGCACCCCGGTACAGGTCAGCGTCGACCTCGGTTCGGGCTTTCAGACGCTGTTCACCGGTTACGCGGACGGCTTCACTCCCGAGTGGTCGACCGAGCCGATGCGGCCCGGCAGCGGCGGCCTGGGGGCTCGCGGGGATGCCGTGGTGCGGCTGTCGGCCAGCGGCACGATGCGGCGGTTGCAGCAGGGGCAGCCGATCGTGTTCTCCCCGCTCCGCCGCGGGCTGATCAACTCCTCCGGCGTGGTCGCCTACTGGCCGGGCGAGGACGAGGAAGGCGCCACGCTGATCGCGTCGGCGTTCCCGCAGTACCCGCCGATGGACTTCTCCGGCCGGATCCACGGCGGGTCCAACCCGGGGCTGCCCGCGGCGTCCCCGCGGCTGGCGGCCTCGGACGTGTTCGCCTGCTCGAAACCGCTGCCGCTGATCAGCGATTCCGAGTGGTACGGCACGGTCCCGGACTTCACCGGGACCGAGATCATCCAGCTCCGGTGCCTGATCGCGGTGCCGTCGGCCGGGAGCAATGACGGCGGGGTGATCCTCGGCATGATCACCACCGGGGACCCGTCATTCTGGGAGATCCGCTACCGGACCGGCGGGCTGTTCAACGTCCGGGCCTGGCGGGACTCGCTGGTGCTCGATACCGGGCCGATCGCGCTCGTGCCGGTCATCCCCGGTTCGACATCGTTTGTCGGGATCGACGGCCGATCCGGTCAACTCGGGCTCACCCTCACCAAGAGCGGCAGCAATATCGATTGGGTGATCGACTTCATCGAGCAGGGGGCGACCGTCGGCTACGTGTACGGGCCGGGCGCCGGGGGGCCGACCGTGCCGGGCGCCTCGGTGGGCAAGCCGGTCCGGATCCAGACGGCCACCGACGGCGGGCACATGGACGTCACGCTCGGGCACATCGTCTGTCGCAAGGATGCCCGGGACACCACGCTGCACGTGAATCAACTCAATGCGTACCGGGGCGAGAACATCGGTACCCGGCTCAACCGGCTGGCCGGTGAGGCGGGAATCTGGTACCAGCAGATCGACCCCTCGCTACCCGCGTGGGCCTTCCAGGGGATCATCACCGACACGATGGGCTCGCAACCGCCGGGCACCGTGCTCGATCTGTTCCGGGACTGCGAACGGACCGACGGCGGGATCTTGTGGGATGGCAAGGGGCCGGGGCTGAGCTACACCACCAAGCGCTACCGGGAGTCGCGCGCGCCGGTGCTCGTGCTCGATGCGGCAACCGGGATGCTCGGGCTTCCGTTCGTGCCCACCCACGACGACGCTTACCGTGTAAACCGCTCCGAGGTGCAGCGCTACCGCGGGGCCAGCGCGGTCTATCTGGACACCGCCGGACCGCTGGGCAGCGACACGATCGGGCGCTACGACGACTCGCGCACGGTGAACTGCCGCGACGACACGGCGCTGCCGCAATATGCCTCATGGGCGGTGTTCCAGGGCACCGTCGAGGGCTACCGCTACCCGCGGCTGACGCTGGATCTCACCGCCCGCCCGGACCTGCTCGACGAGTGGTGCTCGATCATCCCCGGGGACCGGATCGACGTGATCAATCTGCCGCTGGTGAACGCGGCGGCGCCGGACGACCGGGTCCGCCTGGCGGTCGAGGGGTTCGAGCAGACGATCACCTGGTCACGCTGGACGGCCACCCTCAACACGTCGCTGTATCGGCGCTGGGAGGTGGCGTGCGTGGCCGCCGAGACGGGCGATACGCAGGAGTTCTGCGCCCGGGTGGACACCAACGGCTCGGCGCTGGCGGCCATCGCGGCGGCCGGGGCCACGACGATCAGTGTGGCGGTCTCGGCCGGTCCGTTGTGGACGACCAAGGCCGACGACTTCCCGATGGATCTCGATCTCGGCGCGGTCAAGGTCACGGCCACCGCGTGCTCGGGCTCGGCCTCCCCGCAGACGTTCACCATCTCGCCGATGCCGGTGACCCGGCCCGCCGGTACCCGGGTGCAGCTCTGGAATCCCCCGGTGTTCGGACTTTGACAGGGAGGTGTCAACGCAATGGTGCAATACACCGCGGGGCAGCGGATCCGCGGCAGCGAGATCAATGCACTGCCGCAGCTCTACCGGGTGGCCACCGACCAGACGAACAACACGGCTTCATTCGTGGATTGCGTCGGGGCCTCGTTCGTGGGCGAGGTCAATGGCTTGTACCTGGTGGAATGCTTCCTCATCTTCAAGAGCCCGGCGGCCCGGGATATCAAGTTCCAGTGGTCGGTCCCGGGCGGGGTGACCGGATGGTGGGCGGCCAACGGTAATGAGTTGAGTAGTAACACGGTCGGCCAGACCAACCGGCAGACGTTGCCTTTCACTCAGCTTCACGTATTCGCGGGCGATGACAGCCTGGAGTCCAACGCCACCCCCTGGGCCTACGTCGCATTTACCGGTTCGGGCACGATGAAACTCCAGTTCGCGCAGCAGTCCGCGGGTACCGGGCCGACCGTGGTCCGGGCGGGCTCGTCGATCCGCGTCTCCCGGCTGGCGTGAGGAGGCTCCTGTGACGCTGCCGAGCACGGCCTACCGCGGGTACGCGGCGCCCACCTGGGACACCAAGACGATTCAGCAGATGATCGACTACTTGCAGACCACCACGCTGCCGGTGCTGGACAACCGCTACGCGCGGTCCCCGCTGTCCTATTTCTGTGACGTCGCGAACGGGGATGGCATCAGCACCATCACCTCGGTAAGCAATGCCACGTGGACCAAGATTAACGCGGCGGGCACGGTCAACGTGAACAACGGCGGCGGCTGGGACTCCACTACCGACGTCTACACCGCTCCGGCTGCCGGTACGTATTACTGCCAGGCACTTGTCCGACTGGCCGACGGGATCGCGCAGAATTTCAACCTGGCGATCGGCATCGGGGACAGCCTGGCGGACGGTGCTTTCGTGCAGTGGAACAAGTATTTTACCGGCGCGGGCGGCCGGTGCGCGTTCGACTACACGCGGATCTGCGCGCTCACGGCCGGGCAGGGGGTCTTCCTCTATTGCTTCCACGACTCCGGGGTCACGCAGAACATCACCCGTTCGGCGTTGCAGATCTGGCGGATCGGCTGACCCCCGGCGAGGTGGTCGCCCGGTGGGGCTACCGTCCCACCCATGGTCATGCCGGAGGGGTCACCAGATGAGGACGGGCACGAGATCGGCGGCGTCCCCGGGTGCTCGTGCACCCGGGAGAGCTGGCGCGACGTGTTCGCGGCCTACCTCGTGCACACGGGGTTGAACCTGGCCACCGGGCAGGCACGCAACCGGATGCTGCACGTGCTCTCCGACGAGTGGCGCCGCCGGGTGGCGCGCCAGCTCGACGCGACGGAGCGGGCGCAGGCGATGGCCCGGCATCCCGCGGGCAAGGGTCGGCGCCCGGTGCACCTGGCCGATCGGATGGACGCGGCCTACCACCGGGCGCATCGCCCGCGATGAGGCTCTACGTCGATCCGCAGCTCTACCTGCGGCTCAGGTGCGGCGGTGACGCGGCATTGCCCGGGCCGCTGGCGGACTGGGCCCGTGCTCAGTTCCCGCGTCCCGTCGCGCCGGTGCCGGTCACGATCGACTACCGCGCTCCGGCGGGCTGGTGGCGACTCGCGGACGAGGACGGCTCGACGATCGTCGAATGCGCCGTCGTCCGACACTAGATCAAGTGATCCACTAAGCTGTCCGGCGTCCTCGTCGGTCCGCGGGCGGGTGCGCGCTGCGACGCGCGCCGGAGGGAGTCGCACCGGCGGGGGCCCCCGGGCCGACCCCACGGCAGTCCCGGGTGTCGCGCGCCCGGCCGGGGGGACGGGGCGCGCGGGGATGGGGCTCGTGCGGTGGGTCGCACGGGCCCCATCGCCCCGGTCTCCCTGCGGGGCTCTGAGCGCGCCCTGAGAGCCGTTCTAACAAGATCGGCGCCCTGGCGGGCACATCCGGGCACGGACCGGGAGCGAGCCTCTCAGCGGTTCGTACGGCGGCGGGACCTGGCCAGTGGGTCCGGCGGCAGCACCACCCGGTGACGGCCGGGGTTGGCCGGTTCGAGCAGGCCGAGGCTCACCAGGTCGTCGATCACCTCGCGCTGCACCCGGCGGGTGCCCACCCGGACCCGCTCGGTGTCCACGGTGTTGTCCCGGCCGTCCACCGCGTAGGCCAGCGAGCGGGCCACCACGGCACAACCGGGCTTGACCTCGTCGATCCGGTCGAGCCATGGCCAGAGCAGGGCGGCCCAGGTGTCGTGATCGGGCAGGGACTCCGGCAGCGGGGCGTGGGCGTGGCGCACGGCGCACCTCCAAGATCAACCCCGCTCGTGTTGACACGGCACTGTCAACGGGGGAAGGCGAGCGGGTCGCGATCAGCATCCGCCCGTGATCACGGCGGCTATCGTCACCCCTGCCTCGGGACAACCCACGGGAGGCAGCACATGACCCACCGGATAGCGGCCGAGCTGATCGGCACGTTCGTCCTGGTGTTTTTCGGGGTCGGCTCGGCGGTGTACGGGATCGACACGATCGGGCGCCTGGGCGTGGCCCTGGTGTTCGGGCTCGTCCTGCTCGCGCTGGCCTATGCGTTCGGCCCGGTGTCGGGCGCGCACGTGAACCCGGCGGTGACCCTGGGCGTCCTGCTCACCAAGGGCATCCGCGGGAGCGAGGCGGGGATGTTCATGGCCGCGCAGCTCGTCGGCGGCATCCTGGGCGGCGCGGCCCTGCGCGGCATGGTCTCGCTCGGCGGGGTGCACGACGAGACCGGCGGACTGGGCACCAACGGCTGGACGGCGCCGGTGCACGTGGGCGCGGCGCTGGCCATCGAGGTCGCGATGACGGCGCTGTTCGTCACCGTGATCCTGTTGACCACCCGGTGTGACGGCGCCGGGCCGTTCGCGCCGCACGCCATCGGACTGACCCTGGCGGGCATGGTCGCAGTCGGTATCCCGCTCACCGGCGCCTCGCTGAATCCGGCCCGCTCGCTCGGCCCGGCGATCTTCTACCCGCCCGCGCTGGCGCAGCTCTGGGTGTTCATCGTGGCCCCGTTGCTCGGCGCAGCCCTGGCGGTCGGACTGATCCGGGTGATCGCGCCGGTGGCCCGGCCGAGCGTGCACGTCCCGGTGCACCCGGACGGACACCCGCACCCGCACGAGGGACACACGACGGTCACGGCCTAGCGGCCGACGATCCGCGGGTCACCGTCCCGCGGATCGCAGCCGTTCGGGCACTCCCATCGGCCCTCGATGAACGCGAGCGGGCCGCCCCACGTCGTGACGTCGATCAGCTCGATCTCGATCGGGGTGCGGCAGACCGGGCACGGCGGCAGGTCGTCGCCCTCCCCGCAGAGCGCGAACGTGTCCGGGTCGATCCACCGCATGATCACTCGACCGCCCGCAGGTGGCGCCGGTCGGCCACGCTCGGGTCGCCCGGCCACCCGTCGAGGAACCACCGGACGAGCCCGGCGTCGGCGTCGAGGAGGTCATCCTCCTCGGCCCCGGGCACCCACAAGCATTGCTGATCTTCCAGTTCGCCATTCTCCAGCTCGGGATGGTGCAGCACGGCGCCGCGGTGGTACCGGCGGGCCAGCCCCTCGATCCGCTGCCGTTTCCCGGTCGAGTTGCGGTACGGGATGATCGTCGTCAGTTGCGAGGGCAGCGGGTCGAGCACTTCCAGATTCCGGTTCCCGCCTTGGTTCACCTCGATCAACAGGGTGTGCAACGTCTGGGGATACAGCTCGCAGTAGTCCCAGATCCGCTCGCGCAGTTGCAGCCCGGTGATCCGGCCCTGCTCGGCGTGCTCGACCAGCACTTTCCGCGGGTCCGGGAGCTGGCCGCCGACCACGATCGCGGTCTGATTGCTGGTGGACTTGGTGGTCACCGCACCGTCGATCGAGATAGCCCGCTCGTCGATCCGCTGGCGACTGGTCCGGCGGTAGATCTCCGGCGTCCACACGTGCCCGCCGGACTCGGCGCTCGGGTCGCACCGGTAGTTCATCGCCCAACCGAGCGGGTCGGACTCGCGCATCCGGCGCAGCCGGGCGGTCGACCACTTCTGCGGCCAGAGCGAGCGCTCGTCCGCGGTGCCCTCGTGCAGCAGGGCGGGCCAGTAGTGCGGGGCGAACTCCAGATCATCGACCCACCGCCCGCGGTCGGGCAGCACCCCCGGCCGCCCGGTGGCCCGGCGGACCGCGTCGTGCACCAGGGCCCCGGCCATCGAGGGCACCCCGACGATCAGCACGGCGGCGTCGATGTTCATCGGCAAGATCGTCCGCAGCTTGCCCAGCAGCCGGGTCTTCTCTCTCGCCGAGTGCTTGACCTCGTCCGGCTCGGCGTCGTCCCAGACGATCATGTCCGGGCGGCGGCCCTGCGCGGCGCGGGCACCGAGGTAGGACTCACCGAGCCCGTGCCCGGCGATCGTCGCGCCGGTCACGGTGACATACGACATCGTGTTGCGGCTGCCCGGCCCGCGGCGCGGGGCCAGCTCCGGGAAGTCGGACAGCAGGAGATCGGACTCGAACGCGATTCGCACGTCCGCGAGTTGCGGAATGATCTGTTCGCGGGTGTGGCTGAATGCCTGGAGATACTCCCGGTGTCCGTGCGCGATGGCCCAGACGGCGCCGATGATCCAGCCGATCGACTTGGCCCCGTCCCGGGGGCCGACCACGATGTCGCGGTGCGGCCCGGGGATCGCCCACGAGCGGGTGACGGCGGCCAGGTCGAGGTGTAGCGGGGAGAACGACCAGACCGGTACCCCGTCGGTGTTCGCGTACTGGCGCAGCAGGTGCGACAGGTAGGTGACGGCGAACGCCACGGGGTTGTACCGGGTGGCCTCGCGCCGGTAGCAGGCGCCGCAGGCGTCGCACGGGTCATCGCGGGTGCACCCGCGGCGGCCGGGTGCATTCCACGCTGCGGCGTAGCAGTCGCGCAGGTAGTTCCACGGGTCGATCCCGTCGGGGAACTCCGGCGGTAGCTCGATGATGTCGATCTCGTCCCAGGTTGACACCGCTATGTCACCGTGGCCCCCCGGCAGACGATCTCCTCGGCCTCATCCGGGATGGTCTCGCCCGGCCGCCAGGTGATCGAGAGTTCCCCGCGGCCGTACGGTGCGGCCTCGGTGCTGCCCTCGTGCGCGGTCGGGTCGGCCCCGGGGATGATCACGTACCACCAGAGCCTGACCTCGGCGTCGGGGTCGGAGTCGGCACCGCGCAGCGCACCCCGGACCTTCCGCTCGGTGGCCATGATCAGCTCGTCCACGTCTGGGCTCTCCCGCCATCGGGCGACGGGCATCCGGACGTGCGTGGTGTAGCTCGCCATGCTCAACTCGTCTTCCTCCGGCGCGGCCGGGTCGGGGTGGGCACCACCGTGGCGCCCGGGTAGGCGTCGTCCACCAGGCGGCGGCCCTGTTCGATCGCGCGCCGTTTGGCGGCCTCGACCGATGCCCGGATGTTCTCAGGTGGCAGTGCCGGGCCACCGCCGTTGATCTCCAGCTTGGTCGTCACCGGGACCTTGAGGCCGAGCAGGTCGATCCGGTCCCGCTCGATCTTGCGCATCTGCTCGATGCAGGTGATCAGGTCCGACGTCGGCAGGGTGCCCCCGTTGCGGATCTTGAGGTGCTCCCAGACCACAGCGGCGAGCAGCGAGAGCCGGGTGTCGCTGTCCTGGCGCTGTTCGGCGATCTCCAGCAGGGTCGCGTATGCCTCGGCCGCCCGGCCCTCGTCGATCCACGTGGAGATCGTGTCCCGGGAGAACAGGCGACGGCCGCCGCACACGCGCAGGGTCACCGGGTCCCCGGCCAGGTGCTCGCGGACCTTGCTCAGCGAGTGGTACTCGGCATACAGCTCGTATGCGCGCACGACGAGGTCGGCCCGGTCGTCGGGATCCTCAATGTGCTGATCGGCGCCCACGGGTCACCTCCCCGGGGTTGACACGGCCCCGTCAACGGGCCGCCCCCCGTGCTGGTGCGAGAGCAGCACGGAGGGCGGTGATCGGGGGGACGGCCTACTCGTCGAGCGACTCGATCGGGCGGTTGATCGTCCGGCGCAGCGGGGGCAGGTCCCCGGCGTGCCGGGTCTCGGGCTTCATCGCCATCCGGTCGGCCTCGACGTTGCGTTCGATCTGCTCGCGGGCCATCAGGAACAGGCCCGGGGCCAGGCCACCGACGGCCAGCGCCAGCGCGTAGGGCCAGTCCAGCAGGCCGAACGCGAAAGAGACCACGCCGATCACGAACATGAGCAGGAAGCCGTTGCGCCAGAACATCCGCTCGATCCACGCGGTCTTGTCGTAGAGATCGCGCCGGGCGGGCTCGGGCTGGTCCCACGGATCCACCTGGCCCACCCCTCCCACGGCCGTGACGGGCTCACGCGGGGCCACCACGGGCAGTCCCGGCAGGGTGTCGGCCGGGTCGGGCTCGGGCGGCTCGGGCGCGATGGTGGACGGGCCCGGCGGCCGGGTCCAGCGGGTGGGCGCGGGCTCGCGGCGGCCCTCGTCCGGGCCGGTCACGACTCGGCTCCCGTCTCGGGCACGAGCGCCAGCTCTCCGGGGACCGCGCCGTTGCCGCTGGCGGTCTCCTCGAACGGCGCGCCGGTGCGCCAGTTGATCGCGGGCAGCCGGTGGTAGGCGCGGACGTCGCTGACCAGCCCGCGCACGGCGGCCAGGGTGGCGGTCATCGTGCGGCCCAGGTGCGCGGCTTCGTAGCGCTTGGTCGCCTCATCGATCATCTCGACGAGTTCGAGGGTGACGATGTTGGCCAGCATCCCGGACCGCATGATCTCGGGCTCGCGGGGCTCGGGCGTGCTGTCGGTGGTGCCGGTGGTGGTGGTGGGCGTGCGTCCCATGGTCGTCCTCCCAGGTGGACGAGTTGAGTTGATCTACTGGTAGTAGTGCCGGGTGGGCAGCGGCTCGGCCCGGCCGGATTCCTTGGCCTCGGCGGCGGCCCGGACGATCCGGCCCGCCTGGACTCGCGACACCCCGGCCAGCCGGGCGATCTCGGAGAGCCATCCCTCGCCCTGCTGGGTGTGCCAGCGCACGATCGCGGCGTTGCGCTTCTGCCGGTCGATCTTGGACTCGGTCTCGCGAGCCCGGGCGCCGAGCCGTTCCAGCTCGCGCCGCATATCCGCCGGGACGTCAAGGGTGCGCACGGGTGAAACCGTACCATCGGTGAGCGACACTGGATCACCCCTCCGCAGGTCGGCGGGGTAGCTCACGACGCACCCTGTTCCTGGCCACCGTTGAGCCCGTGCGGGCCGAACGGGCGCACCCTTGACGTCCCGGGTGCCGGGGCGAGCTGCTCCGCTACGAGCGCCAGCGAGGCGCTCTCAGCGGCCACCACGGCCCCATCCCGGTAGCGGCTGGCGATCGCCTCGGCGCGAGCGCGCAGCGGGTCGGCCGCGGGCTGTCGGGGGATCTGGACACCCTGCTCGCGCAGTGCGGCCAGCGTCTCCTCCGCCACCCGGGCGCGGGTCTGCGCGTCGTGCAGCGCGGCCACCATCCGCAGCCATCCGGCCAGTTCCATGATCGCGAAACTGCGCAGGGGGTCGGGCACCCGGGGGCGCTTGACGATCAGCACGGCCCAGTGGGCGCGGGCCCGGTGCGCTTGGGTGATCGTCTGGTCGAGCCACGCACTGATCCGCCACTCGCGCCGATTCTTGGCCTGGCAGGCGGCCACCAGTTGACGGTCCGGTGTCAACACGTGCAGATCCCCGTGATCGCGCTCGTATCCGGCGCGGGTGCGCGCCATCGTGAGTCCGACCGTGGCCAGCGCACCGTCCGGATCGTTGCTGACCACGCGCACGTCACGCTCGTAGTTGTCGCCCTTGGCCTTGCTGGGATTGGTCACGGTCATGATCTGTTCCCCTCGTCGTCGGTGGGTACCGGGTCGGCGATCGGGTGCACGTCGAGGCGCCGGTCACTGGGGCTGTACTCGATGAAGCACGGCCCGGTAGCGGTGCCGTCCGGGACTTTGGCCAGCGCAAAACGCAGGTCCCCGACGGTCGTGATGGGGTCGGGCAGGCACGGGCCGGATTCCCAGGTCATGATCAGTTCCCCCACGGTGCGCCGGGTCGGTTGAGCACCTCGGCCGCGTGCTCGGCGGCCAGCCTGTCCTGCGACAGGCGGCCGATGCCGATCGTGATGTGGGTGATCAGTTCGACGTCGTCCTCGGTCGCACCGTCGGGCACCTCGCACGAGGCCTTGACCGTGATCAGCGACAGCGGCGGCGCGCCCACTTCGGCCAGGTAGGCCAGCGCGGCAGCGTGCACGGCCGGGGTGATCACGTCGTCCGGGTCGGGGTCGCCTGCCAACGGGCAGTCGGGCGAATGGGCCATGGTGTGATCCTTTCGGCGGGGAAGGGCCCGACCGTACCACCCGTGGGCGGCACTGTCGGGCCGGGGGGCTAGAAGTCGGCGCGCAGCCGGTTGGTCGCCAACCGGCGCTCGATCTCGTCCCCGCAGGCGCCCGAGGTGAGCCCGGTGGGGTCACCGCCGAGCCCGCGCAGGAACTTGACCTGGCCGGGGCTGGCGGACTTGCGGGCCAGGCGCCAGGGCTGGTCCAGCCGCTCGCCCATGCTGGCGATCGTGCCGCCGAGCCCGCGCAGGTAGAGCGATTCCACGGCCTCCCGGGCGGTCCGCTCGTCGGTCTCCTCGATGATCCAGTCCCCGTCGTGCGGGCCCTCGGCGGTGACCCACCCGCCCGACCACGATCCGTCCGAGTTGTGCCACAAGATCCCGTAATAGCCTCCGGCGCGGAGGAACGGGATCCCCTCGTACCCCTCGGCCGGGATGGTGCGCAGCCAATTGAGCCCGGACGCGCGGGCTCCGGCCAGCAGGTCCCGATCGGCGTAGGTGGCGGGCCCGTCGAGGCGGCGGCGGCCCCCCTCGCGGTCGCGCTCCGGACCGGGCTCGGGCGGGCACCCGCAGGGCTTGGGCTGTCCGCAGGTCTTGCACGGGCGCCCGACGTAGGGCGCGCCGGGCAGCAGGTCGGTGAGCGTGCGCAGCGAGACGTGCGCGGTCATGCCCACCACGTCGAGCACGAGGAGATCATCCTTCGGGTGGAACAGGGTGCCATCGAAGCGCGGCCACTCGGCCGGGTCCATCTGCCGGGTCCCGCGGCCGACGCACTGCTGATACAGCCAATCCAGCAGGGTCGGCCGGGCCATCACGATGCACGAGATCGGCGGGCAGTCGAAACCCTCGGTGAGTACCCCGACGCTGACCAGCACCCGCGTGCGACCGTCGGCCACCCGGCCGTAGATCCCGGTGCGCTTATAGACGTCGCCCCGGATGTGCGCGGGGGTCGTCCCGGTGACCATCTCGGCGGTGATCCCGGCGTCCCGGAATGCCTCGGTGGTGGCCTGCGCCGAGGCGATCGAGGGGACGAACACGGCCGTTTGCCGGTGCGAGCCGTCCGAGAGCAGGGCCTCGGCGTGCCAGGCTTTGACGATCTCCGGCGCATCCTGGGCCACCATCTCGCCCATGTCCGAGTCCGCGTAGTCCCGGGTCGTGCGGCTGATCTTGGCCTTGTCCAGGTCGACGTGCTCGGCCACGACCGTGCGCCCGCGGATCGGCGCGAGCCACCCGCGCGGGGCCTGCCTCTCGCCGGTGCCCACGGGCAGCGTCCGGGTCGGGTCGGCGGGGTCGGGCCCGTGCTCGATCCCCCAGGCGATGTCCCGGGTGGCCACGATCTCCTGCCAGACGTCGCCCAGGCCGAGCCCGGCGCCTTTCTGCCGGGCCATGGTCGCGGTCACGCCGAGCGCCCGGGTGGGGTTGACCTCGTCGTAGCAGCCGAGCGCGCGCATGATCTTCTCGTAGGTCTTGGCCGCCGCGTGGTGGGCTTCGTCGACGATCACCAGGGACGGGCGGCCGAACCGGGCCAGGCTGGCGGTCCGGCTGGCGGTCTGCACCATCGCCACGATGATCGGCGCGGCGTGCTCGCGGGTGCCGGACTGCACCCGGCCCACCCGCATCCGCGGGTCGTAGGCGTGCACCCGGTCACGCAGTTGGTTGAGCAGCTCGCCCCGGTGCGCCAGCAGGATCACGTGCCCCCCGCGCTCGATCTCCTCGACGACCAACCGGGCGATCAGCTCGCGCATCTCGGCGACGGCGAGATAGGCGACCGGGTCGGACTTGCCGAGCCCGGTGGCCCAGACGATCGCGGGCCGGGTGACCCCGCGGCGCCAGGCGGCGCGGACGCGCTCGATGTCCTCGGCCTGGTAGTCGCGCAGGCGCCGCTCCGTGGTGGTCATCGGCTCATCCGCAGGACGAGCACGGCCAGCAGTCCGGCCGCGGTGAGCAGGGACAGCACGCAGATCATTCCTGGGGCGACGTGCCGGGGGCTGGCGGCCCGGCCGCACACCCCGGCGGTGATCAGCACCAGCAGGAGGCCGAGTTGGAGGGCCCAGGTCGGCACGAGGGGGGAAGTGGACACGCTGCTAATTGTACCACGGGTGGTACAGGCGGCAGAACACGGCACCCCGGGGCGGCAGGGATGCCACACCCGGGGTGCCAAGTGGTAGGAGGTAGGGCGGTAAGTCACTCCTCCTCGTCGGACGGGGTCACCGAGATGATCCACTCCGCGACCGCCTGCTCGGCCGGGCCGTTGCCCGGTGAGACCGCCCAGAACCGTTCGCGCCGGTCGGCCCCCTCGGACCCGTCGCCCCGGATGGTGACCCCGGACCACTGGGCCCCGGTCTGCCGCCAGGGGCCCCACGGGGCACCGGTGACCCGTGAGCGCTCCCATTGGGCCGATGCTCGGCGGGGCTGCCAGCGGTAGCGGCCGTGACGTCCGTAGGCGATCGGCTCGGTGTGGATCTCGGCGCGGACGGTGCGGGTCTGGGCTTCCTCGTCGGTGGTGGACGTGTTCACGACCTGCGGCTCCGTGATCGGCTCGGCCATGATCAGCTCACCTTGGTCCAGGCGATGTCGGTCCCGTAGAACTCGACGGCCTTGTCGGTGGGCTTGATCGTGATCTGAGCCGGGCCGTTCTCCGGCACGGACACCACGGCCAACGTCTCCTCGAACGTGCCGCCGGTGCCCGACAGCCGGGAGGCGTACCCGCTGCGACCGGTGGTCGAGCCGGGAGTCCAGTAGTCACCCGGGGCGATGTCCCGGCCGACGACGTAGGTCCCGGCCGAGTAGATGCCCGACGTCGAGCTGTCGGACTGCGTACCCGTGGCGGGCGCTGAGACGGGCGGAGCGGGCTCGGCCACGACCACGGGCGCAGGGGTCAGGCTCGGCGCTGCCGAGGCGGCAGGCGCAGCGCTGGCGGGCGTGGTGGTGGCCGCGCGGGCGGTGCTCGGGCCGGACGCGGCACCGACCGCGATCCCGCAGCCGACCATGAGGACGAACATCCCGGCCAGGATGGCGCCAAAGGTGATCCACCGGCGCTTGCTGCGGGCCCGGCGGATGGCCTCCTGCTCGCGCAGGTAGGCGATCGCGACGTTCCCGTCCGCGAGGTTCGTGCTCGTGCTGTTGACGATGGGGGGCATATCCATGATCAGGTTCTCCCAGGTGAACGTGCGTTGACGTGCGGGTGTTAGAAGATCGGCCGCGGGTTGCGGCTGATCGAACGGTCGGCGGGGTAGCGAGGCGCGGACAGGGCTCGCTGCGGGTAGCCCTCACACGGACCGCACGCCTGGTGAGGCAGTCGTCCGTGATCACACGGCTTGGGGGTCTGGCGGGCCCAGCCGTCGGGCAGGGACCCTCCGCGGGTGATCCACTTGTCGAGGTCGATCATCGCCTCGATCGCCTCGTCGTACTCGTCGATCGGGCGCTGCGCGTGGGCGCTGCCTTCCCATCGGGTGACGAACGCGCGGATCTTGGCGAGCATCTCGTTCGGGTCCATGATCAGTTCCTCCGGCAGGAAGGGGGCCGGGCCCCGTCCGGGCCCCGGCCGGTCGGGCTACGCGCCCGGGACGTAGGGGTGCAGCATCCGTACCGGCACGTCGTGCCGCGGGCGGATGGTGCGCGTGCGGTTGGGCAGCGCCGCGTGCTTGAGCACGAGCGTGCGGACAACCTTGGTCGTCCGGCCGGACACGACGCGCCACGCCTGCCCATCCAGCTCGATCACGTCGCGGGCAACCACGACGGCCGCGCGGTAGTGGGTGGGGCGGGTGCGGGTCTCGGTCATGGCATTACCGTACCACGGGTGGTACAGGCGTGGGGTGACATCGGGGTGTCAACGCTGTGACGTGTACCACGGGTGGTTCTAACAAACGTTCGAACGCACCGACA